TAGATAATATATATCTGAAATTAATTCCATTTAATGAAATCTAAAGTACAGCATAAAAGAAGAAGGATGCCTTGCGGCATCCTTCTTCTTAGTGTTAAAGCACCAGGGCGTCTTAGATAAGAACAGCCAATGGAGTTTTAGCAGTCATCGCATGAGTCAAGTCTTTAATAGTAAAGCGCAAGATCCATGGACAGAACATGTGCCATTCGTTACAAGGTTGTACCACGATCTCACGGTTAGTTGAGTTATCGCGAGTAACTTGTAGCGTAGACGCAAGTTCAGGTTTCCACAGGTGGTGACCGAAGTTAAGCGGGTTAGCTTGAGTACCAGGCAGTGTAGGAACAATGAACAGCTCGTGTTCGTCAGAACCATAAGTACCAAGAAGTTCAGATGCATGAGTATCAGCAACTACTGGGTATGGTAGAGAACCAAGGATACGAGTATCGCCAAGTTGGAACAGGTACTTACCAAGGATTTGGTTAGTAATCATCGCCAACGTGTGCTTGCTGTCAGCAGAACCAGTTTGAACTTGTAGCGCAAGCTCAAGCTTAGAATCACGCATACCACGGATGATAGCATCACGCATATAGTTAAGAATAGCGTGTTGAAGATCTTCAAGCTTGTTCTTAGAACGGTTAGAGTCCAAGATGTCCACAGCAGAGATTACGTAGTGCTTGTAGTACGGAGTCATGATGTGACGACCGATAGCTTTAATTGGAGCACGTGGTAATGTAGCATCGTTAGAGATAGCTAGACCAGAAAGAACTTCAGCATAACGGAACAATGCTTTGATACCGTAGAAGTCGTTCTTAATACGCGTAGCAGTCATCGGAGCGATTAAGTCTACGTTAGAAGTCGATTCAGTAGCTGGGAAGATCGTAGAGATCGGGCTACCAAGACGGATGTAGTACTTCTCGAATTCCGCAGTTACGTTAGTCAAAGGACCACGTTGACGACGATCAATGTTAGTACGGCTAGCATCGATGTCAAATGCGATCAATTCGATCTTAGCGATTGCATCAGTAAGTTCTTTAGCAACAACTGTGTCTTTCTCAGCAGAGAAGTGACCGAATGCTTGACGGATCTTAACGCTAGAGATACGACCGTTAGCAGGTTGGATCTCAGTGTTACCAGTTTCCAGGTTACAGTCGCCATAGACTTTCATTTGGTATTCTAGGCGGTGGTTTTGGAACGCTGGTTGGCGAAGGAAGTCAAGAGCTTCAGCTGGAGCACCAGTTACGTCAACAGTTTTAGCATCTAAACCAAGGCTAGGAGCAACAAGGTTCAAGCTAGTATCACGGATGTTACCTTCTTGGTTAGCTAAGAAGCTAGAACGTGATAGAACTGTTGCATCAATACGTACAACAGACGCTTTACCATTTTTGTTAGTAATGCGAACGTATAGGTTTTCCATACGTGGCATTGGAGCTAACTGAGAAGCAGAGTTAAGTTCGCCAGTCAAACCACCAATAGCTGCTTGAGACAGACCAAGTAAGCCGTGCTCAACACCAACTAGTAAAGGACCAGTTGTTACAGTTTCACCATCAACAGTTACTTCGCGGTGAGCGATAACAGTTGGATCGATGAAGTGGTGATCAGAAACAGTTTCTTCATAAACAGGAACACACTTGATGATGTTGTCATCTAATAGTTCACCATTGATGATAGTTTCAAGCATCAAGATACGACCGAAGTCAACTTTATCACCAGTAGACTTGTGACGAACTTCTTGATGGAACACTTGGAACTGAACGATAGCTTCGATGTGAGAGCGGTTCGGTTCAAGAGTAAGAGTTGGCCAGATGTTTTCAACAGCGTTAGACTGACGAGCAGCTACGATGTTCCAAACTACTGAGTAACCAACAGCATCACGGAAGTTAGAATCGTCATATGCTTCCATTACTACACGGTCAGAGAACTCAATGCCATCTTCGGTGTTGTTGATTGCTTGAGCTTCGTTAGTAGCTTCAATAGCTTTCTTAGCCCATTCAGCAGGAGCATCAGCCATAGCAGCAGCGTGGATACCAGCTTTTTCCTGAGCTTCAGTCAGAATGATTTCTTCGTTCTGAGTGTCTTCAGTAGCTGATTCACCTTCAGCAGCATCTTCCATGCGAATAGGACGTAAATGATCACCTGGTTTATGAATACGAGACTTACGACCAACGAGAGAAGCTAGACCACCGTCTTTGATAGTAGCTTTAACGTGTGCAAGAATAGTATTCGAGTGTGTATCATTGTCAGTACCAAAGCTCTCCATTTTAATACCAGCGGTATTTAAAGCACGGCTTTGGATGTCTTTAGTCAATGTCATGATCGCACTAGTAGCGCGGCCAAGAAATGGCGAGTGTTTAGATTGTTTCATCGTTGTGTCCTTTTTAAAGCTTTAAAAAAAGGTTGTTTAATAAAATGTGAAGCCACGTGCGACTCTATAATAATTGTTAAAAATTACCTTGAGTTATTTAGGTACCTGGCAATAAAGATCAAAGAGTTTGGTTTTAGCAATCTCATTGAAACCATATTGTGCCATAAGTAGTCTCACCGTATTGTCCAAGAAGGTTCTAGCGCGGTAAGGCAACTTAACTAAATTTGGATCTTCAACTACTACTTTCTCGTATAAACCAACTGTAAAACGTAGAACGAATAAATCATTCGCTGCAATTTCTACATAAGGGTCCACCTTAACTGACCCCTCAACGGAGGCAGCTAACATACGAGGAAGGTATGCATTCATTTCCAACTTGTCAAAAAAGTCATAGTGGGCAAATTCTTTTCCATATAATGTGTTAATTTTTACACTGTTGTCCATGCCGGAAGCCTGTGCTCCAACACCCACATTATTCGTATGCAATACTTGGATGGAATCTAAAAGCGCTCTCACCGGATTACTAGCAGGTGCTTGTAAACCGTGCATAATGTGGTCAACTTGTTTTAAATAAAATTGAACATCGGCAGGTGATAGTATAGATTCCAAACCATCAACAGTTTCAATGTCAGCAGGTTTTAGACCGTGAGCTTGAAGAGCATCGGCTAACCAATCTGGCAAAATCAATAATTTACCCTTCATTAAATCATACATGATTTATCCTCTAGCGAGTTTTCAAAAATGGATATTAAAAGTATTTTAGCTTCCGCAACAACCATGCTATTTTTATCTGGCTGTGCTGGTGAACATGTCCAAAAAAATTATCTAAGCATTATTGATGATGTAATGCAAACCTGTCGCCCTTCCGAAGGACAGCAGGTAGACTTCGCTAAAAACCCTATTGTCGGTTTAAGAGATGTAATTAACTGGCAAATGCACAGTACGTCATACGATAAAGATCTTTTCCTTCAACAAGTCAAATTAAAGGTAGGTCAAGATGAAGGAACATTCAATGCAATCAAGATGGGTGTTGAGTGTCCGCTTGACGATGAGTTAAAAGTTGTATCTAAGTTACGCATTCTAAAGTCATCAATTGAAAGCGATTTGAATAAACAAAAGTTCATTACTGAACTTGACTATCTACGCTTTAAATTTGCCCAAGCCCCTGCTGGTTCTAAAGAAGAGAAAGAACTTCTTGACAAACTGCAAATGGGGATGGAACGTCTTAAGGGTAATGGATTAGGTGGTGGTAAGAAGTATCTAGTACGTTCTATTAGCTTTAATGATGAAGCGTCTGTAAGTGCTGGTATTGACGATGCCATGGAAGTGTATAACACTAGTGGTGTGTTGAGCTTTGGTCTACAAGGATTCAATGATCTCTTCGGTGACCATCAAGGTATTCGTCGTGGTGAGACTGTTGTAATCTCAGCACTTCAACATAAGTGGAAATCTGGTGCGTTACTGTCATCTGCTATCCAAGCAGCTTATTTCAACCGTCCTACCTTTTTAAACCTCAAGGCTCCTAAAGAAGGTGAAGAAGATAAACGTAAGGCATTGATCTTACATATCACCTTGGAGAATGATCCATTAGGTGAGTTGCTATTTGCTTATAAATATGTTCGTGAACAATTGGAAGGTATTCCTACCTCCACCACTAACCTAAGTGAAGAAGAGAAACTATACGCTAAAGAATATGTGGTTAAGTTCTTTAGGGATTCCGGTTTCCACTTTGAGGTGGTACAATATGCAGCAGGTGAGTTTGGTTACTCTGATCTATTTGCTGCAATCGAAAGCTATGAAGAATTAGGTTTCGAGATTCACATGCTTACCCTAGACTACATGGGTAAGATGTCTACAAGAGGCTGTGTAGATGGCCCTCACGGTAAAAACATTCAAGATCTATATCAACGTCTGCAAAACTACATGCTACGTAAAAAGATTGCTCTATTGACAGCACATCAGATGTCAACAGAGGCAAAAGCGTTAGAGCGTAATGGTGAAGAGATCTTAGTTAAAGCTGTATGTGAGTTGGGTTATTATGCTGGCTGTCGTACAGTAGATAACGAAGTAGATATGGAGATCTATCAACATATCGTTAAGATTGGTGGTAAGAGTTACATGACTTGGCAACGTGGCAAACATCGTAAGCCAGGTTCAGTTACTCCTGATGAAATGCGCTTCTGCGTTTATCCAATGCAAGATACCGCTGTAATACCTTGGGACTTCCAACGTGAACCAGGTTTTAAACGACGCCTACCAGGTTATGGTAATAATGATGTCAACGTAGATATGTTCTAATAAGGACATAGCGCTCCTAAGGATTCCCAAACGGGAATCCTTAGGAGATTATGATCAACTATTATCGGGGAGGTTCACGCCTGTCGTATATGTAAATTGAAGATTCAGGTCTTGCTTTAACAGCAACACATAAACCATCCACTAAAATAGTTTGCCCACCAAGTAGGTCAATATGTGTACCGAACACACCCTCATTAAAACCCGTTGCCCCGTAGAGTGAACTACCGCAGCGTAAGGTATATTTGTGATGAACTCTATATAGTTCAACCTTATCTTGTTCTAATAGGATGTGACCTGGTGGTGAAGCAATTTCCACTACTTCTGGTAAACTAAGTAGTGGAGCTTTAACTTCTGATTGGTTTGTAGCACACCCAGCTAAGATGAGTGCGCTCATTGTTACAAAGAATGATAGAAAAAAAGCAGATAGTTTAGACATTGGGTTCTCCTAATATCTTATCAACAAAGTCTCGAAGTTGTTGGTCAAGAATTTGTTGTTGGTTATTGGTATCAAGCTTTAAGGTTTTGTCTTCTGCTAGACATGCGTAGTAATCAAACAAGCCTGAGTAATGGTGATACTTGGCAGTATATTCATTATCCAGAGCGTTGTTCTCATCTGCACGTACACCCTTGCGGCGTAGAGTTTCCTCAAGACCACAGCTTGTATAAACCATATAGTCTGGTTTAGTTAGTTTTAATTGCTTTGTTAACTGCTTAAGTAGTTTCTCAGATTGATGTTGATATACTAAACTAGAGATGATATATCGATCACTAATCACCCATTTACCAGCCGCTAATGCTGGTTCGATCACATTACGACAATGTAAGGATCTAGAAGCTTGGAAAAGTAGTGCACGTTCATCACTATTAAGGTTGGGTTGATTAACAAGAATCTCTCGAATCATTTCACCTTCAGGCGTACCACCAGGTTCTCTAGTGAATACGCAATCAATGCCCTTTTCTTTAAGTATTTCAATTAGCTTCTTAGCAGAAGTTGTTTTACCAGAAAAGTCCATACCTTCAAGAATAATAAATTTACCTTTGTTCACTTCTAAATCCTATATTGTTAGTCTTGATCTAAATCCCCTACAAACACTTGGATGTAGGATAGTTGTGAGAATTTCTTAGGTGGGAAAGCTTGCTCAATTGGATAGTCAGCACTCTCAACGTTCACCACAGTACCAATGGCAGTCATTGGTTTTTTCTTCTTCAAATAAAGCACCTTAACAGGCATTCCTGGATAGATTAAAGAATCATCAGAATTCTCCCAACTAAGACGCATCATAAAACCTTTAGATGGGGCAAGCTTAGATAATTCTATATTCTTAGCTGAAGTTAACTTGTTAGGAGCAAAACGAATCTGTTGCACTGTCTCGTCACGCTTTGATACAATCAAATCATTAACGTTCTTAGATGCATCAACTTTTATTTTATTCTCAATAGTCTCTGCAAAGCCGTTTAAGAGCTTGGCAGCATCAGCAAAGCGTAATCCAGTACCAAAGCTAAGCTTACGTGCCTCACGTTTGTCAAACACCGTAGCATCGCGTGTAGAGAGGATAGTTAATAGACTCTCTGAATCATGATAAGTAACTTCAAGTCCAGGCACCTTATCTTTAGGAAGATTAACAATGATAAGGCGTTTTACATTATCATTGAAACGCTTTAAGGAATAAGGCGGGAAGATATACCAAGTTTGATTGTGAATATAATAACTGAAACCTGTGGCCCATAAGCCACCTGAATCATTATTAACCAGATGCATAGCTTCAATCAAACTAGTACCTTGCTGTAAGGCAATTTGGGTTTTAACTTCAGTGCTATAATTAGGTGCAATATCAACACCTTTGATAAGTGAGTTAACATCGTCATTATCTAAGTTGGCATGATAATCGATCAGATGTCTTAAGAGGTTATAACCACTAATATTGAAATAGGTATTACCAACGTGACGTGATTTAAGTTGCTCAAAACCTTTTTCTACTAGTTGAACCTTAACGTCAACCAAACTCTTATCTTTAAGATAAGCTTCATCGTTAATCGCTGGATTGTTTTGGGTGACATAGTCAGATTCCTCTAGATATAGCTTAGCTTTAAAACGACGAATCTTAGGATTCTTTAAAGCAGCCATACTGAAGGTAGCATTACGTCCTATATCATAAACCTTAAGAACAGCCTCAATGTTAGAGCTGTGTTCGATTAAAACTTCTCTAACTGCTCCGGTGGTTTTAAATTCAATTGAGAATACCCGATAATATGCATCAATAAAATCATTAATGTTGTTTACGCCCATAATGGCTAATGGCTTATAGCTTTGCCCATTAACCAAGAATTCAAGATCATAGCTACGACAAGGAGTTTGATTCTTACTCGATGTCACAGCTGCAATCTCACGAGCGAATGGTGTAGAATGTAGATCTAAACCACTCATATTTTATTCTCCCCGAACATTAATGCTCGCTAAATCATCATCAGTAAACATTGGTTGTTCCTGAAAATGTGAATTATTAGTTTCAGCTTGGAATGGTTGAGAACGTACAGTTTCTTTACGTGGTACTCGATCACCCATGAACGAATAGATACCTGTTCTTAATCTAGAATAAGTCGAGTCTTCACGATGTAAGTAACGGTCTTGGTTTACAAAACGGTTCATGGTACGCTTAAGGAAAGGTTCAAAGTCTTTGGATTTGATATTGTGATAGTAGTATTCTAAATACCTCTCTAGGTTTTCAGCAAACTCTAGCATTAAATCAAAGTCTTCAACTGGAGGAGCTTTCTTTCTAGTGTTAAGAGACTTACCTAATAAATCACTCCAGTTTTTAACATGCTGCTTGATATCCTTATAAACCTCAATAGCAAGCATACGGTTAGGATAAGCAATAGCAATACCTTCCTTGTATAGTTCGATCTGTCTATTGGCTGACATCCAAACATATACTAACTCCTTGTTATAAGCATCCCTTTCATCATTAGTAAAACCAGTACTATAACAACTACCATACATCTTAATCTGTTCTGGAGTTAACGCAGCATAGCGAGGAACTAAAACCCGAATACGTTTATGCCAAATACGTTCCGTTGCAAGGAGGTTATGTTTTTCAAACTCACGTGCCTCTTTACGTTCTTCTTCCCGCTCTAAGCGTCTTTGTTCTTTATCTGACATTATAAACCTCGTAGGGTGGACTTAAGGATGATAAGCAATACCATCATCTGATAAAAACGCTGCTTAGGACTTAGTTCTTGTCTGGCATTAGTTAAGGCAAAGATTTCCCTAAGCGGGATATGATCACCATTTAGATAACGTCTGATAATAGAATAGAACGGATTGTCAATTGAACCTGCTTCCCAAAAGTCAGCACCTAAGACGTAGTTCAGATCTTTACTTTCATCTACGGGATGGCAACTATCACATGAGCAACACTCACCACAACCGCCGCAAACTTTACACTGATCGAAGTGTCCAGTTGCACGCAGCCATAGGTTTACAGTATCAAGCCAAGTTCTAGAATCAATAGGCATGGCACTAGGGTTAGCCTCATGATAATAAACTAAGTGATGACAGCAAGCTTTGTTACTGTTATTAACTTCACGAGCGAGCTGCTCTCCAATAGCAGAACCATAGTGACCACGTAATACAGCAACTGCTTTACTTAAAGTTAATAAGGAGCCAACCTTAGGTACTTGTGCCCAACCGTGATAATAATCCACGTTCTGTAGATCTTCTACAGGTGAGATACATTGCGAGAAGCCAGAATAACGGAATGAATTCAAACCATGATTAAGATTGAAACGATCATAACTCACCGGACCTGCTTTCTTCCAGATGTTACGGATCTTGTTAACGGCTGGATCAATCAGCACTGGCCAGATAGAAAAGCTATAAGCTTCTTTAATCTCGTTGACGTTTAAAGCACGTAGACGACGCATTAATGGATGTTCGTCTAGATTAACTACTTCACGAAAAGCCTCAACCACATAAGGATCATAGGTTTTCTTGATTCCATATCCCGGTACTTCTAAGGTGGTTAACTCGTTGGAGAAAAACTCTTTTAAGAAGTCATCAATAAGCTCGGCACAGACATCTTCAGCATTTACCATATCGTCATAATCTGACTTAAGTAATACTGGAGATGAACCATATGTTAGTAAGTCACGATTAAATACCGAAGTCTTGACTACAAAGCTATTAAGGTGATCTTCTTTTTCCTTAGTGTTTAGGTACTCAACCAGTTCAAATTCGATCTCATAGACAGTATCCTTAAGATACATCTTTTTAGTAACCGCAGTAACCGTATGTCGTCCTGCTAAAGCCCCACCAATATCAGAGATAATTACATCACCTTGGTTAGGAATGATACCTGCGTAAATAACAGCAGTACCCCTGATACCTAACTTGTTAGTTTCATCTTCAGTATCAGTATTTTGATCTTGTAATTTAAGTTCCAAATTATGGATTAGATGATATTGCTGATTTAATCTAGACTGGTTAATGTCATAAGGCATCGGCTCACCATTGATAGCCTGCATTTGGGAGTAGTAGTCTACTGTCCAAGATGAGCCTTCAATATGTGAAATGATAGCACCTAATTCTATTTCTTCAGTTCTAACTATGTTATGCTTATAATCTTTCTCACGTTCTTGAATCGGAGAAGGAGCAGGAGGTGCACTTTGTAGTACGTCCTCAGCTAAAGGTTTTTTCCAGCCAGCCATTATATTCTCTCACCTATAACTGCAAAGTTGAGTTTAGATCTTCTAGAGTAATCATCGTAGAAGATCTTACTATTATCGAAACCAGGATCATTACCATCAACAATGATTTCTCTTATAACTTCATTAATAGCTTCCTTAGTTAGGCAGAATTCTTCATCATCAAATTCAGCTATAATTCTCTCTAAGATGTGTTTATATTTATCACCAAAATAAGAGAAATAACTAATTAGAGCTTCGTGTGAACAAAGTAAATCATCCCAAACTATATCAGGGATTGTAGTTGGGTCAATATTAAGACAAATGATGATATGGTAATAACCTCTAGGGTCCATGTCGTGATCAAGCGTAATATTTAGATCCTCATCAATCAATAAACAATCTTCGGCTAACGTGGTATTACCTTTATAAGCTTTAACGTTGATGATGTGTTTACCTTCAAAGGCTAAAGCTTGAGAATGTTTACTTAGAGCTTCTAAAAACTCTTTAGGTAACTTATAGTCAACCAGATCTTCTTTTAGATTGAAAAACTGTCGAGGTTGATTAGCATCAAACACAGATAAAGATGTTACCAGTTTTAATAACTTCTTGTTGTGAATCTCTTTACCCCAATCATCGAAATAAGGTTCCTTGATACCTAAACCACCACGTCCAGGAGAAGCATGGGCTAAATCCCATTTAAAGTGTTCCATGGCCATAGTAGCTAAACTTGAGGTTGCGGTGTGTTTACGGAACATGAAGGTCTTGTTCTTGTTAAACCACATCTCAGGCAAAAACTCACCATGGATAATTGGTGGGTAAGAACAACGAATTACATTAGGTCGTTGATAACGGAGTTCCACATCAAAATCAATTGACCAGACACCGTTTTCTTTTTCCTTTTCTTTTTTAGGTTCTTCTTCATGTTCTACCATATTAGATAAAACATTCACACCATTCTCACGGATAGTCAGTATGCCTTTTTGTCCATCAAGTCGAGCCGACATCTGTACATGCTCTTGTTTGATCTCACGAAGCCAGTCAATGAAATCAATTCCATAACCGTGGTTAGCTTCCATTAAATGATAAACTTGGTTTAGAAGTTCAGCACATGGAACTGGTAGATCATAGTCGTAACTGATCTGATGAGTGAATAGAGTTTCTGATTGGTGCATACATTGACGTATGCGAGTAATCAAACCATTTAATCGCACACGAGAAGAACAGACTACTTCTAGGCGAATATTGATCTTACGGTTTTGATAGATTGGATACATATCCATCATAGTACGTTTGCAACTGATCAATGCCTTGTTTTGATTTTCAGTCACCACATAAGAGCGACCAAACTCTTCATCTGGTTCATCGGTTACTTCGATGTTAACATAGTTGTCCGCATCTGATCGGTTGAATGCTCCAGCATCAGTTGCCGAGCCAGGAGTTAGTAGTTGTGAACTATCTCCTAAAAAACGAAACTCACGAAAGGGAATATCTTTAAAACGTAAAAGGATATCATCCACAACCTGCTTAATTACAGGTCTATTAATTCTTAGGTGGGTTTCGGGTATCTCTGCTGTAAATAACGGCATGGGAATCTCCTATCTTGTAATCATAGGAAAAACCAAAAAAAAGAATCCTAGGATTCTTTTTGATTCAACAAAGACTTTATCTGGAGTTTATTCCAAGCTTCCGTCATGTTAGCCATAACTTTATCAAAAGTTAAGGTAGATAGAGTCTTTCTATAAAACATTGTAGCTTCCATGTATGAACCCACCATGAAAGCCTCCATTTCAGTTTGCCTGAAATAATAGTTGGGCATAGCTAGATCTCTCTGAAGCTTTAAACTACCCTGCCATGAATGAGTTAGTTCATGACAGAGAGCCTGATATAAACGTTCAGGATTGTTTAATAAATCCATAGGTAAATAAACGGTATTATTGGTATAGTCATAACCAGCCAGTGCGACCTCACCAGGATTAGCTGAATGGATGAAACCATCCAGCGCATTATTATCGACAATTAATATATCTGGCATAGTTGAAAATGGATCATAATCAAAACCTAGATACACCATTGTTTCCAATACGTCGAATCTTATTTTCTTGCACATTTCATTAATGTTTAGCATTTTGAAAACCTCTGATGTGGATGTTTAGATTATTGGTTTGCTATTAGTAACTCACGCATTTTCTTTGCGCTATCAAGCATCTTCTCTAATCTGATGACTAGATCATGCATGTTATTACTTTTTGCCCAATCAATGTCTTTTTCGATTTTTGCTATGGTAACATCTATATGTAGTGTCATGGAATATATCCTTTAGTTGATTGAATTGAAGTAACTACTTCATCTAGATAATATATATCTGAAATAAAATGGATTTAATGAAAGTGCATAATAAGGAAAGGAAGCCCCTAGGGGCTTCCTTTCCTATAAGTTATGCTTGTTTGTACATTGCTAAAGATGCATCACAATAAGATAAAGAACCGGCACTTACTGCTAGAACTAAATTAAGTAATGAAGCGTTGTAGGTATTAGAACGTTTAATAGCAGCCAAGATAGCACGGGTAGTCTTCTTGTATTCCTTGTCCTTACCTTCTTGTAAATCTTCTTGATCAATACGTTCAATAGACTTATCAAGTTCTTTCAATACTTTACTCATGAACTTGTCACGGCGTTGCCATGCTTTTTCATAGAAGCTAATCTGTTCATTCAAATCAATGATAGTGTCACAGATGTCACTCACTTGCGCTGGATGCAATGTTTCAGCCGATACAACTTGTTCATTGTATTCACGCTTATCTTTGTTCACAACGCGAGCAGAGATCAAACCAAGACCTTCATACATTGGAACAGTAGAAGTTTCTTTCAATGCCGAGTAAACAATGACCTTATTACCAGGTAAAGTTGGAGATTGTTTATATTCTGCATTTTGTTCATCATAGATGATTTGCTCTTTGATGTATGGCTCAATCACTTGATCAGTTTTAACGCCCACTGACGGAGTGTAAAGATCAGAGAAGCGTTTCACCCAAGAAGCATCTGCGTTATTAGCATTAGATGACTTAACGAAATCTTCTAAAGCATTTTCAGCACCACTAATAAAGTTTTCAACTTCATTGGTTGAGCGTACATTAAGAGCTTGTTCAACTAAAGTTTTAACTTCTTTAAGAGCTGGACGTAAAAGAGGAGAAGATACCTTACCGCCAATGTGAATGGCTTTATAGTTCTTAAACTCAAACTTACGTTCAGTTGGTGAAGTAGCAATACGTTCAGCTTTGTCTTTAAGCTTGTTGGCTTTCTTAATCAGCGACTCAGAAGCAGAGGTAACTGTAATATACCAAGTCTTAAGGCGTGCCCAGATAGCATTGAATGAGTTCTTTAATGCTTGCCAGAAATCACGAATGATGCCTTGAACTGATTCTTGAATTAGTCTGGCCTGGGTGATATTAGCACCGTCTTCCATTTTAATACCGGCTTTAAGTTCTTGGATCAAATCGAAACCTAAGATAGATTCCATGTTGATCTTAACAAGACGTAAAGCAGTAGCATCAACTGATTCTTGTTTGATACCTTCAAGAGAAGCACCAACCTCTTCTGCCATGTCTAAAGCATGATCAATATTAGTATTGTCTTCACTTGTGGTAGTAATTTCATTGTAGATGTTGTTAGCTTCTTCTAACACATCAGATACGTTGAGATCCATACCGGACTCCATATTAGGTAATTTGATTTAATGAACCCTGGCAGTAATCGACTGCTTTAGTGAACACACCCATTGCATATTTGAACCAGTTACCTTCAATAGAGTTGATCTTCTTAAAGATAGTGGTTGCAGCAGATACGTTACCCTTAACGAATGTAAGAGCTTTACCTTGCAGTTTATCCGCTTGGTTAACTGTGTTATCAAGTTGACTACCTAATTGCTTAAAGGCTTTCTCACGCTCATTAAACAGTAGTTTATAATCAAGGCCAGTCTTACATGCATTCATAACTGAATCACAGATGTTAACAATTTGTGACGGGTTAAGAGTCTTGAATGTAGCGCTATCTTGACGTTCGCCCTGTTGATCTTTAATAGGAGCAACGTTACCACCGAAGACCATCTTAAGAGCTGTCAAAGATTCCACACCAGTTGGAGCTTGATTAAGAGCTGTACTGACAAACATCATATCCCCAGGTAGTGGATTTTCAGTACGTAGAACTTGGATAGGCATTGCTTGGTTTTCAGCAAACTGAGCATAACGTTTATCCTGAGCAAAATCAGTCCAAGGTTTCATGAACTTAGAGAAAGCTTGGTTAATATTGGTAGCTTCGTCTAAGATACCTTTAATAAACTGACTATCACCAGAATGGCCAAAGTTACCATCTTGACCAGCACTAACATTATTAGCAGGCTTAGCAGGAGTAGCATTAGCTGTAGTGGTTCCAGTAGCTTGGGGCGCTTGACCACCAGATGTTGCAGCTTCAGCTGGCATTTTGGATTCCACATCACTAATCAAGGCTTTTAAATACTCTTCCATATTCTTGGTAATGTTATTGTAGTGCTTAGCATTATTACCTAAGACTTCTTGAGTAATAGAAGACATGTTACTAATAACTTGCACAAACTGAGCTTGATCAGGAGCGCGGTTACCGATGGACAGTTTAGTAAGACCATTCATCTCAAAGCTATTGTTATTGATTGTACCTTGTTTATTTTCAGCTTGTTGTTTAACAGCAGCAGCTTTATTACCTAGACGCTGAGTTGCATCAAATGCTTTAATGTACCAAGTCTTCATTTTATTGAAGGTGTTGATAAAAGCGTTACGAATAGATTGCCACATATTCTTTAAAGTCTGTCCTACAGTATCTTCAAAGTGTAACATTAGCTCGCTAGGAGAAACCCCAGCTTCATGAACGTCTTCCAGTTTAACCATTACACGTTCACCTGTGTAACGACCATTTAGGTTGTTCATGATTGCAGCACCTAAACGATACTTAATATCATCCATGCCAATACGCACATCATTACAAACACCCACCACTGCTTTTAATTCATAAGCAGTTTGGTACTTCTCCATGGCATTAATCTCTTCTTGAGATTCCATTGGAGGTTCACCTAATTCTTCAATCTCAATTGAGACTGGATTAGCATGATCTTTTGTTAATACGTCATCTGCTACTGATTGCATGTCAAGACGGGTTAAACGTCTTGCTTCTTGTCTATCGTGTCCTGCATCTTGGTAACTAAGGATGCGTGCAGGGGCATCGAGCAAATCAAACATGGTTATACTCCTAATGCGTTCATAAAATCATGGGAACAGCATAATAAAGAAGGCAGGCTAACGCCTGCCTTCTTAAGTACAATTAATAATCTATTGATTATTTTTTATACTGCGCCATAGAACGTTCGCAATAAGATAATGCAACGTTACATGTAGACATAGCATAACTAACGAATGCAGCTTTAGCAGAAGCATCACGACGGATAATGTCAGTTGCGGCACCAGCGATAGAACGTGCTGTACGTTGTACCTTAGGATCAACTTCTTTATCTTTAGTGATTTCGCGGAAAGCATCATCAATAGCTTTGATTACTTTCTCTTGAGAACGGTCACGGTTTTCCCAACCTTTCTTAAAGTCAAAGATGCTATCAGCTACATCAATAACGTGGTCACAAACTGTAGCTACTTGACCAGCAGCTAAAGTTTCAACTTCACCAGATACTTCTTTAACTTTGTCACTGATGCCACTGAAAGCAACGCGACTGCGACGGATGGCTGCAATCTTCTTAGAAACCATGTCACCTTCACCAGTTTCTTTACCAGTAGCCACAACAATAACTTTGTCGCCAGGTAAGACTTCACTGAATTTAAGGGTTACATCTTCACCAAAACCAGCAACGATTTTATCGCTCACACCAGATGGTTTACCGCCACCTGCTACGTTAATACCTTTAGTAAGAGTATCGTGGATTTTAACTACAGTTGCGCGAAGATTGTCTTCAGAAACTTCTTCACCGATAAGTTTAACTAGTTCGTCAGAAGCATCGTCCACATTATCAGTTTTGATAGTATCAAGAACACTTTCAGCAATTTTCTTAATGCTACCCACACCGCTTACTAAATCGCTAGCAGTTAGTTTACCATTATGAGCTAATGTTTTAGCACCTGAGAAACTGAACTTTTTCTTATCAATTGTAGCTGAACCTGATTCAGCACGACTACGAATCTTTTCAGCACGTGCTTTAAGTTTCTTAGAAGCATCAAAAGTTTTGATGTACCAAGTTTTAACTTTAGCCCAAGCTTTCTTAAACGCAGCTTTGATTGCTTCCCAAGCAGCTTTAAGAGTGTCTTTCAACGATTCGAATTGAATGCGAGTCTGTTCACGACGACCAGAAACACCAGCAGAAATAGATTCCATCTTAACGTCACGACCAACAAGATGTTTGGCACGTGGACCCGCTACACGACGCATACCAGTAAGAAGAAGTTTCATAGACGCAACGTCAAGGCCTGCACCTTCAGTTACGACTGGTTCAACAGTTTCA